TCTGGCTGCTCCGCCTGCTGCAAATCCAGTTGGGCAACGTCAACGTCCTGAACGTCGATCTGTTGCGGGATCGGAGCCTGAGCAACCTCCAGTTCGCTTTCCATCCCATAAAGCAAACTTTCGATGTTCGCTGGGCCGATCCCCGGCAACGTCGCCAAGTCCAACCGGACAGCATCAGGGATCTCAGGCAGACTCCACGACCCGTCGATGTGCCGAAGCGTTTGGATATTCCGGTCGATCAAGCCAAGGCTCATAGAACCATCGCCTCCTGGGCCAGCATGAACTCCTCAACCTGCTCAGGGGTTATCTCAGGGCGGGGCTCAAACACGATGCCCCCGTCGCCCTGTACCTGCTTGAAGTGGCTCTGGGTCCCTTTCCAAATGGGTTGGGGGATCCCCATGAGGTACGCCGCACAGGTCTGCTTGCCGTCAGGGTGACTGATACCAGGCCGCCAATGTTTGCACATATGGCAAATGCTCATCTCAGCCATTAGTCGTTCTCCAAGCCACTGATCTTCGACTTCAGCGGCGTGTTCAGGTACTTCTTTTTCTTCACTGCTAGTTGGAGATGATCCAGCAGGGACACCTGGTACCCGTAACGTCCCTTTGACACCCCGTGGTCAACTACATCCTGATCGTATCCTGTGGCCCGGTCGGACTGCTGGGATGTGTCCCAGGTCATCAGGCTTCGGTTCCAGAACGGGATCCTTTGCGAAGGCCCGAAAGATCCAGCCCATGGGTCTTTTGGCCTGCGGCTTTCGGCTTCCAAGGCGTGGACGTAGTCCATGTCGTACAGCATGCGCCACATCATTTCGACCACATCGTTAGCCAACGGTGGAGCCTCTGCTGTGCCGAATGTCAGTGTAAACGATTCAGAAATGACCTCTATCCAGGTTGTCGCAGCGTAGGTACTCAACTGGTCGGCCACCGCTGCTGGCCCGCCGTGTTCGGAAATGATCCTGGACAGTTGTTCCCGAACCAAGTGCCCACGATCCAGTTGAACCGCCGCACCGTGGCTAGCGTGGCCAAACTCATGGAACATCGTCAAGGTGGTACCGGCCTGCTCCAAGGGCATTTCTGCGGTTCCCCGCTGCATTCTGGCCAAATAGTTCCCCCATCGGATACGCCACATCGTGTCGTAAGCCGACTGGCTCCCGGCCTGACGGGCCATGGAGCCAACCGATATGTGGATGCCGTGGGCGGGCCAGGCGGTCATCCCGGGTGTGCTGCCCGGGCCGTAGCGATCCGGGATTCTGTCTTGGACGAACGAATCGGCGGTTTGTGGGCTTTTTGCCACCATGCGTCGCCAGGACGGCGGATGGTACTGCCCGGCCCAACTCTGTTTGTCCATTTGGGTTCTTGGGCTTATTGCTCCGAAGGTGATACTCCCTAAAAGGCGAACCACGCCAGGGAACATCATTCCCCCGTGAGCCTCCCGGAACCTCGCCACACCGGGGAGATCCCTGAGGTCGCTGGTCGTCTGGTGGCCTGGCCGTTCCGTAAGAGCCCCTAAAGCCCCCAAGCCTTGCAGAACAATGTCTCGTTGCGGGCCGAATGGCACACTGCCGTAACCGGCGATTATGCCAATCGGGTCATCAGGCCAGATGCCCAGGTCGGGGATCAGTTCTTTGGCGGCTGCCCGGTAGACCTCTTGACGGGCAAGGTCCAAGTCTTCCCCCTTCTTTTGCTGTTGCCACTTCGATGAGTAGATGCCCCCGCCCCCGTAGCCCTCTCCAAGAGCGTCTAACCAGTACGCCGCTAAAGAGTTTTCCCCGTTGTGGTAATCGTCAAACAGCCGGTCCATGTGTTTCTTATGTTGCTCAAACGCCTCGTAACGGATGTTGGGGTCTTTGCCCATCTGGAGGTACAGGGCGTATGGGACCGGAGATATTTGGCCATCCATAGCGGTCCCCAGAGGGTGCCCTTTGATGGCCGTGGCAAGTTGTGTGGGAGACACACCGAACTGGCGTAGAACCTCAATAGCACGGAACACATCCCCGATTTCCGCCATGTTCGCCGGGTCATACAGGACCGGGTCCGCTAGTGAGAACTCTGGCTGTGTGGTTTCTTTGAGACCCCTGCTGAACGGCTGTGTCGGATCGTGCTGGTACCCGGTGGCTGCGTGCTTTATGTGGGCGGCAATGTCGGTGGACGCTATGCCCACAGCATCGCCGGACGCCAGAGGAAGCACGCCGGTCGCTTTGGCCTCATTCGCCATCTTGTATTTCTTACGTTCTGCTTTCGTTCTCGCTTTGCGCCGGGCGTCCGTAGGCCGGGTACCGATATCCGGTATTTTTACCCGGTCGCTGAAGTCATAAACGAACTCGTACCCTTCGGGGATAGGGAGACTGTCGTTGGTCACCTTGTTGATTCGCCCCTGGCCGGTCACATGCCATACCGCTGGGTGGTTCCCAGTAGCGGAAAGGCCAGCCCACAATGGGTGACCCTGGAGGACAGCGGCGTCTTCTCCGACGATTATGACCGGCATCTGTGTCTCAGGGTTAGTGACTACAGACAATGCCCCAATCTGCTCTCCCTCCACTTTCGATTTCAGGATGTTCGCAGGATCCACTTCCAGGCGGAGACCAGGGGTGGTGGTCATCCTCGCTGAGGAATCCAGTTCCACCGTGCTGTCCCCGAACCGGTCAGAGACAACCACATCGTGGGTGATCTGCGTGTTCGGCAACCGACCGTGTGTGGGGTCCATCCGTAACGCCTCCGCCCCGGACACCCACACTGTGTGGTAGTTCGGGTCGATTATCTGATGGTCGCTGTGCCGGGCCCGGTGGGTCATTCTCCGGTCACCGTCGGTGTAGGAATATTCGCCTGCCCGCACGCTGTCCGGGTGGGCCCACAACTCGCCGTGCCAATAACCGGCAACGCTGAGAACAGCATCTGATGCTTCCATGGCTTCCCATGACGAAGTGGTGGCCGACGGGTCGGCGTTCGGGCCGAACTCAACAATCAACTGGACCCGTCTGCCCTGCCTTGCGCCAGACTCCACTGTGGGGCCAACGCTCAACGGCACTGCTTCGTCGGCCTGGTAATCAACAGTGAACTCTGTTGACAGAGTGCTGTCATTCAGCACCAAACCCATCTGGGTTCCCTCCGTGCCACCCCCCACAGTTACCCCTTGCTCTACCGGGAAGAACAGGTCGTTGGCGAAGTCGTATTCTCCCTCCGTCGTCCACATCCTCTGGACGCCGAAATCTTGCGCCACCGTCTTTGCCTGTTCGGCTGTCATCCCGAACACCGTGTAAGTCCGACGGGACGAACCGTCCACATCCTGGACATACGATTCGACCGGGTACCCGTACCCCAAAGATTTCACAGCCCGGCCTAAAGAGGGGTCGTAGGGGAGCGTCACCCAACTGTGAGTGAGGAGAGGGTTGTTTCCTTCCTTGGTGCCCATCAGATATTCGACTTCGGCCCGGGCCAATGGTGCCCCGGTAGGGGTCGACGCATCGAACGACAACGGCACCTGGGTGACATCCAATGATGCCTCCCCTGCTTGCAGCAGGTCTGCGACCTCACTGGCCCTCTCATGGGACACTTCGACCACCATGTAGTTGCCAGGGGAGTGAACATCCGGGAAATCATGGGTTGTTGGTTCGCTCACTGTGCGGAACTCGCCGGAAGGAGAGTCAGGGGCCAGCAGGCGTTGCATGGCCGTGAGGCTCCTCACCCGGCGGGCTTCACGGGCAATCCAACGAACAGGGTTAGTGGGGGAAGGTTCGGGGGCGACATCTTTGCTGGGGCGGGCAGTCATAACGACCGGTCTGGCGTCAATAGGGCGGGCTGTCCTCATCATGTCCGTCACGCCTGGCAAAGCCGGATCTGCGTAGGCCCGAACCCCGTTCAATGTCGTTACGAGAAAGATACCCTCAGTGTTATCTGCCTTGTTCCGGGAATGGCTCCTGATCACATCGGCCATCATCTCGTTCGGGTCGATCAGGGTGCTGTCCAACCCCCCTAGTTCCGTGATCATCGAAGAAGCCAGCGGGCTGCGCCCTTCCAGGATCTTCAAGATGGAGTCATTCCAAACCGACGTTCTTCCCCGAACCATTAGCGGCCCGGCCTCCTGGATCGGTAGCCAACCAGTGGCCTGTAGTTCCGCAGGGGTCATACCCATCAGGTCCGCCACAATGGCGGTCGCTCTCACAGCAGCGTCATATATTTTCTCTGCGTGTGCGGTCGGCACCGACTGGCCGACTTCCAAACCCCCAGTGCGTCCCCCCATCTCTGAGGCTTCGTGCTGGGTGATTTCGCCGGTGGCCACCAGCCTGCCGATGATTTCCATTCCAAGGCTGGAGTGGTATTCGGACTCCCCGCTGAACGCCTGCTTCGGTATTTCGGCTTGGTTGAACCAAGGGGCCTCTACGCCGTGGAAGAACCCCATTAGTGCCCGGTACCAGTGAACATCCCCGGTTATCACACTCATACCGAACGGGCTTGTCGAAGCGTCCGCCGTAGGCCACAATCCGTTGTGCATGAATGCCAGGGTCTTCAACATTCGTAGAACCTGGACTGGGGATTGCCCCTCAAAGATCGTTGCCGCCTTGGCCCGTGGATTCCCCATGCCTAGATGACCGGTTTCGGTCACTGGGGCGTAACCCGCCGACACACGGATTTCGTTCACAACAGCGAGTCTTTGTTCCTGGGTTAGTTGGACACCTTTGTTGTGGAAGTCCATTGCGGCCATGATCGCCTGGTTGATGTTGTCCGGGTCCCACTTGTTCCGTGGGGAGAAAGCGGAGATTGCTGCCGCCACCTGGTACCGTTTGAGGGCGAATCGGTCTGCAATGTTCTTGATCAACAGTTTCATCTTCGGGTACCAGCGTTTGCCCGCATCCCGGTGGCGTTGCTGAACCATGACTTCGGCCTGGCCGTCGAACAGCGCCAACAAAGACATGATCATCTCTGGGATTACCGTGGCCAAATCCAATCTGGACATGGCATCGTCCAAACCGTCCGGGTCCAGAATCTGGTTTCCTTCCACATCCACATAACGGGAAGTGGGGAGGAACTGGCCGTGGCGTTCTCTTGACCCGATGATGCGCCCGTCTGCTGTTTCGTAGAAAGCCGACCAGGCCATCGTCGGGTCTAGTTGCAGATCCGGGGCGCTGTACCGGCCTACCATGGTAGCCAGTTGCGCTATTTGACGTTGAGCAACCGCACTGTCCTTTGCGGCCTTTGCCATGTCTTCGGTTGTAGCACCGAAGTTGAATAGATCCCCCTGGCTCAACAGGGCCCCGGTCTGTTTCAGTTCCCTCCCAGCAAGCAGGCCCATGTCCATGGCTTGCACGAACGTAGACAGCCCGTACAAAGAAGCCTCAAAGAGGTCCTTGTCCATTCCCGACGACCACGTTTCGGTCGCTGTGGCAATCGGGTCGTACAGTTCCGCCAGGTCTGTCCCAGCCCCCTGGTAACTTTCCGGCGTGAACCCCCCCAAAGAAATAATGTGTCTTCCCACCCCAAGTACGAAATCTGTGAACGCAGCCCTGCTGCCAGTGCCAGGACCCATGTCGTCCCAGCGGAACCCCCCGCTGGAACCTTGCATAGCGACGACGAGCGCCTCCGGGACGAAATACTCGTTGCCGTCGCTGTCAGTTTTCAGTTCGCCGGTTTCCGCCCACAGGGCTTCCGTCAACGCTTCCATCGTCGGAGCCGTCGCTACCCGCCGCCACCTTTGAGCGCCCAGGCCATGAATAAACGCCAAGCGTTCCTCTTGGTCCCGGTATATCGAACCGGACATCTCAGTTGTGGCTAAACGCCGGGCCTCCTCCACGCCGGGCAACTCCATCCCCACGACGGCTTGGGCCATATCGCCCTGGGCGTAAATCTCCTCTACCTGCTGCTTGTACCGTTCCCGAAGGCCGGTGTAGGCCTGCCTGCCGAAATGGGCCCCAGTGCCCACGAACCCCAGGCCTGCGAAGATCGCCAGGCCCCGCTCCAACGGGTCCATGTCATTGCCGGGATCGACGCCCTGGCGGAGATCCAAATAGTCTCCGACTATGGGGGTGAACTCAACCATTGACCGTACCGTGTCCCCCAGTGACATCTGGTTGGCGTCGCCGCCTGCCATCCACGGCGGCATGAACATGGAGACCGTGTTGTAAATCCCCTCTAGGGGGTCACGGGCGTAGGTCTCCAGCAATGTTTCCCTGTCCGGGAGTTCCTGGACAGGTTCTGCTGGGTCTACCTCAAGATCTAGAGGCATCTAGCATCATCTCCAGCACGATCCCTGCCCATTCCCGGGTCTCAGGAGAAACCTCTTTGCTGGACTGGAGAGCATCTAATAGAGCGATCCGTGCCTGGGAAATATTCGCAACCGATGGCTGGGCAGCAGGCCCATCTGGCTGACCGGTGACCATCGGGCGGGACCCGGGGTGCATGAGAGCGTCGGGTACCCCTGTCGGTCCTGCCGGGGTCGGCGGGGCGATGGAGGCTGGTACAGGGCGTGCGGCCCGGGGCCGTCCTGGCGGGGAAGCCTGCTGGGGGCCACCGGGGCCCTGGCTGGACGGCAACTCCTTCTTCAGCCGTTCAACCTCAGCCTTCTCGCCGTATGTGCCGCCCTCTGGCTTGTTCAGCGACTGGTTCTGGGTTGGCGTCTTGTCAATAGAAGTGGGATCAGCCACGGACTTCCGCTCCGATCATTCCGCCCGGACCTGCCGGTACGCCCATGCGGGCGAGAAGGTTCGACCCTTCCGGCGGCTGTGGTGGGCCGGGTCCCAACATTGGCTGGCCACCAGGGCCACCCGGACCACCAGGGCCTCCCGGGCCCATGGGGGCTCCTGCCTGGAGGCCTGGTCCGGCCATCGACGGGAGCATCTGGGCCATCTGTTCCTCCTGTGGTTTCACTACCCACTTCTCGTACAGGTCAAACAGTTCATCACCCTGTAAGCGGGCCCGGGCGATTTCCACCAGGGCCGAATCGGGGATCGCTCCCTGTTCCAAACCTTGAAGCAGTTTCGCCAGGGCCATGGCACGGAACTTCTCCGTGTCGATCCTGGACTGTTCCCTGGCCACATCGGTGAGCCCGTCCAGGTTCTCCTGCACGAACTCTTTGGACACGAACTCGTTCTGGCTGTATTGGATGTGGAGGACCGCCGACTGGGCCGGGTCTCTGCCCATACCCAGGCCGTACTCCACCCGCAACCGGTTGTCCATGTCGATGTCTTTGACGGGGTTGTATTCCTCCAGGAACTCCTGGTTACGGAGGATGCCGCCAGCGGTCTTCTCGCCGGGGAAATACTCCTTGTCGACCATGCAGGCGATCCGCAGAGCCTTCTCCAGTTTCGATTGGAGGATCTGGTGGTAGGTGCGAATAGCGGTGTTCATCATCCCCACGGATGACTCCAGGAACTTCGCTGATGCGATGGCCTGGTCGATTTCGCCGGGACGAGACTTGGGCCAACGGCCACCCAGGTGGATGCCTTCCATCAACTGGGCCATGTCGGCCTGGACGTTCAGTGATGAGACCGCTGGGGGGACACGACCGATAGCGCCCTGGGGTCCCAACTCAATGTACGCACCACCGCCGTAAGGCATCTCTCCGATCAGATCCTTCACGAAGATGTCTGAGTAAACGGCCTGGTCTGCGTAGTCCAACACCATGGACATCAACCGGATGTGAGCCTCCAG